CCACCAAGGAATAGGTTGGTACCTGCCTGCAAATTAGCAATCCCTGTTTGCGTGTCAAGCTGTCGTAGCTGTAACAGTTGGTCTTGCAAAAATTGGGTCTGCTGCATCGAAAACTGAGCATTTAGTGTGGCCTCAGCTACACGCTCTCTGGAGTCTGCTGCCAACCTAGCTCCCTGCAAACCGATAAGTGAGCTCTCTCTTTGGGCCGAAGCGTTAGTATTAGCAACACTTACCTGAGCCGCTGTCTGTGAATTAGATATTGCCAGGTTAACAGACGCCTGCATCCTAGCTAGGGTATTCTGATTAAGTGCATTCATATTTTCACTTGCGGCTTGCATATAAGCCTGAGCATTTGCCGAAGCTATAGGAACACCAGCCTCAACAGCTGCTCTCTGAGATGCACCTGCAAAAATACTAGAGCTAAGCGCTCCCCTATCCTGAGCTAACTCCCTTCCTCTCAGAAGGGCATTCTGCATAAAAGTACTATCTTTGTTTAGAAGGCTATTCAATTGCTCAGACACTAGCTCGTCTGATTGAACCTGCCTGGTAGTAGCGCCAAACTCACCTAGGTTAACATTTGCAGCAGAAAATACCGCTGGAGTATAGCCTTGATTGTTGAGAAACATCCCAAACAATGAATCAGGGTCATCAGTCAACCCTCCCTCAACTTCAAAGGGCGGCACCAACTCCGGAGGAAAAGGCTGTTGCGCGAATAGCTCTCCGAACAACGCGTCGTTAAATTGCGGCGTATGCTGATTCTGGGGTAGTCCGCGCTGCTGTATAAACTCAGGAAGAGGTGGGAAGGGTTGGCCATTTCCTTGATCTTCAAAAGTTGCTTCTATGCCACCTGTCCCAGGAAATGACGGGACAGCAGGTCCCGCAAACTGGGGCGGTTCCTCTATAACCCTGCCATCCGGAAGAATAGTCCGTGCCATTCAATTCTCCTTAGTACGTCTTGGGGCTTCTATTCATATCTGTAAGACCCACGACCTTATATGTTAGCGCCTTAATCATATGATAAGGCTTTGTATCGGTGCTTCCCTGTAACTTAAATACGAAACCATCCGTAATATTAGGAAGGTGTGCGGACACCCTTGTATGGGGCAGTGACCAATCAATTGTATTTTCATCGCTCCCTACTACCAACGAATCTTTCCACTCATTGATGTCAGGGGACAAATAGTTTACACCGGCTTGAGCTTGAAACTCCTCAAATCCTGAGCTACTTATGTGTACCATAACTTCTGCAACCTTCAGATTAGCAAAAGGCGCCCCAGCATTTAGAGGATTAAATGTCAAGTTATAATTAAAAGACTCCAGCCCACTAGAAAGAGCCAATGACGGGTTTCCTGTATCCAGTATAAATATATCTCCTTCAGAGTTTCCTATTGCAATAATCTCCCTACCATTCTTGCTAATCGCAGTTGCATAGGCCGATGGTACAAATCTGAGAGGCTTTACTTCGCTGCCAAAATTCTGTTTGGTAAACATAGGAGTGCTACCATCCGGGCCAAACAGTGTCATAGTTAGAATATGCCCATCCTTAAAGTAAAGTCTGTATTGCCCTTTATTTTTTACCGGTATCGCGCAAACTATATCTTCTTCCATATTAAATGGATTATTCCTCTCTTGCACTTTTCCTTGTAGATAAGGGCTGATAGTATAACTAACTCTGCCCCAAGAAAAATCTCCATATGTCTGTGACGCCTGAACGTTACTTATTCCTCTGTAATCTACAAACAACGGCTGCCCCGCATCAACTACCGTGTAGTTAATAGCCCCTGTATTTTCAGCAATAGTCTGGGTAGTATAATTATTTACAGTGTTTCCAACAAGCGCTTCGATAGAAGAGTCGGTCCATATACCGAGAGCCGTTCCCCCGATCTTCATGAGCCCTGTTATTGGTTTCCCAAAAAAGCCAAACTCAGTAGCACCCAACAACCCGCTGAAAGTAGATGGTTTACCTGGAGGCGATATAAGTATGGACCCAGAGTCATAGGCAAGCACCAGGCTTAGTTGGTTATCATATATGTATCTTGGTTTGTCTTTATCGTCTGGCACTGGTGTCCTGATAAACCAGAAGTGTGTTCCGTTAAAATGGAAAGCTGGGCCGGCAGCAGTTGCTCCGTAGAGCGCATTCTTCTCTGGATCTATAAAGAAATTAATTTCCCTCGTGACCATCAAAGCATTCGCGGCTTTGAGTTCTGCGCTTGATGGAAGCCTATTTGCGGTCAGCACGCCTGTACCTGTTCCTATGACTTCACCCCCACCAGCTGCTTCGGTTCGGATCTGTGTTCCAGTAAGATCAACACCCTCCGCACCAGTAGTATTATATAGGGTCACATACCCAGCGGCATTCTCTGATACGTAAGACCCTTCAGTTAGTGAGACATTGACTACATCACCAGAAGCCACATCTGAAGCGCCGTTCCAAAAATACACAGTTTCTGACGAATTCTCAAAATAAATAGATACCTTGACCCACGCTACCTCTACCGTGTTTCTTATTGGTACTGAAGAACTAAGAGTACCGCTGTATAACTCCCACTGAAGATTTACACCAAAGTCATCGCTAATAAGATTAGATCTGGTTAGCTTAGTGGCTCCCCATGTATCCGACGACCCACCTATAGTAGTTGTTGCGAAGGTGGTTGATACAGAGTTATTGCCAGTTACCTCGGTGACGGGGGCTTTATTTGTAGTAGTGCCTACACCATTTAGAGTTGCGAGCTTCATCTTGGCCCTTAGGTTAGGACTAGTCCCTCCAGAAGATGTTGCCAAGTCATAACGGAATCTAACGTCTACCTTTATTCCTACGATGTTTACCTTCTCCGGTATATCATCAGGATTGATAATCCCCCTTAGATTGAGCACAGGAGTTGGGTTCCACAGTAGCCCAGAAGAAGTATATGATACGGGTACAGCATCTGTTCCGTCCATTGGATTATCCAAAGGAAACCACGAGCTGCGAGGAAACGGATTAGAAGGCGAATCCGTTTGTCCAATAACAGTAGTTGAATACAACTCACCAGGAAGTAAGTCGGTTATAGGATCTGGAGTACTAACAGAATCCTCTAGAAACTTCCTGTCATAGTAGGTTGTAAATCCACGGGTAGCGTCTTTGAACCCGGCAGAGAGTCCCATATCAACAATTTCCCACGAAGGGTTGGTGGTAATCTCCTCGTTAGTAGTGGTTTTGTAAAGACGGCTGGAGCTTCCAGTATCATAAGCGGCGTATAGTATATCATCAAAGAAGAATAACCCTGTCACCGCAGACGCTCCTGCGGGTTTGGTATTTCCAGCAGCAAGCCCTTCTACTATGCCAGTATACAAACTATCATAGTGCACAAAATTTCCACTATACTCCTCCGCAGTATTGGGAGCAATGTCGATCCTGCTGCTTATATCCAATAAACTAAAGCTATCTCCTATCTGGGCTACCATGTATGCGCTACTCCACTAAGACTGGCGGATTCGGTATAAATATCATTGTGTTTCCGGAGAACGCCTCCTTACTAGCAGAAAGGTCTCCCTCGATCACAACAAAGTATGCGTAGGGTACTTCTAGAAAACCCTCTGGTCTAGATCCTAAGTATATTACTTTGGCTATAACATCCACATTAACGACTCCGACAATACCTAGAGGGTATATCCCACCAATTACAAAGTCATTTCCACCACTACTGGAAGCCACCTGTGCTCTCAAGTATCTTTTTGGAACCCCGAAGCCTTTGCCAACATACTGCAATACTCCATCGCATAGCTTGTATCCTGGTTCTGATGCAACCTCGTAGTTAAGAGAATCGGACAATGTTCCAGGAGCTACCAGCGTCTTTGCTGAAACTATATCTATCCCGCCGTTGGCAGCTACATGCAGATGCTCAAACGTGCGGAATGCATCCATGTTTATTGTTCTATACATCAGTATGTTCCCGGATTACCAAGAGTTACAATTTCCATTGTATCCCTCTCAAGCCACTTCTTGTATGGGTTATACCTAACTCTAGCCATCTCTATCATATTAGAATCCTGTATAGAAAGAGCATAGTTAAGAATTCCTCTCCAGATAACACCCTTTATCATCCACTCAGGAATGACCGAGATCTCGTCGGCGTCTACCTCCAGCACTTGCGGAACCTTCGGGGCTATAAAATATAATCTGTAGTCCTTATCTGGCACTGGGTATACAGCCATATTACCATCAGGAGTTATGGAGTAATATCTAGGTGGGCCTACCTGGGCCTTTGCTTCCGTTGTATGATACGGCCACACATCCCATTTTATCTTGGCAAGGTCTTTCTTTGGTAAAACTTCTGTTGAATCAGAGTAGCGAACAACACACCTGTTTATATTGTACTGTATATCAGCAACTGAAGCAGCTTGTACAGAAGCTGCTCCTGTTACTAGATCGTAGACTACCCGGCCGCTTATCTTGTTAATAGAATTGCCAATCAAGGAGTCCTCTTTGAGAAAGAACCTATCGCTTCCTTCGGCTATAATACCAGTAGCATCCTGCTCGGCATTCCAGAACCAGTCTATACGCTCGACCTGAAGCTCTTCCCATGCCTGAGATACCATATCTTTCATGGTCTCAACTAGACCAGAGGCTCCCACTAAAGTAGTAGGTGTAGTGCTTCTAACTCTAGACCATTGTATAGCTTTTTGCACCATTCCTAGAAAGGTCAAGGTATGTCTCCTTTTAGAATCCTGCGTTGCCGAGAGACTTCATGTTGTTCTTGATCATGTCTTCAACTACGTGCCAATTATCACTCGGGTTGTGCTTGAGGATAGTAAACGGGTAGCTATGGACCCACACAGATTCCTCATTTTCCTGGTCGGGATTCTTTTGAATCTCCTGCTGAAGTGCATTATTGAGGTGCTCAATAACCCACTCTGGCGCTCGGAAGCTGATGCCCACAGGAAGCAATGTAATCTTACCCTGAAGACCTATGACTACCGGATAACCAGACTGGTTATACTTGGACTTCTGGAGCCTCATTACACACCACCCCTTGGGCAGCTCTTCTTTCTCTGGCGAATTAGCCCTATCACCACGAAGAACTTCTATTGGACCGCTATCAACTCTGCCAGAGCGTTGTTCGCTCATGATTAACTGCGCGATCTGTTTCTTCGTAAACTTTGTAGATACTCCCAGATTGAATTCAGAGTTAGCAATGCTAATTAAATCCTTATGGGTCTCTTCCAGTAGTTTGTCCAAACTTTCATACTTCATTAAACTTGTTCTCCGTTAGAGTCAAGAAGTCGGAGGAGGGCCGCAGCCCTCCTCCTTCCTTTTCATCGAGTACGAATGTACCCGACAGTGAGAGCCAAACGACCAGCAGCCGCCGTTGCGGCGGCAGCGGCGAACCTAGCCGAGATGACAGTACCTTCTTCAATGGTCCAAGGATCATTGACATTCTGTACCGGATCGGTTGGATCTCTAGGCAATAGCGGAACACCTCCCGTAGCAGAGGCGCTGCCACCTGCTCGGACCACGGAAGATCCCACTAGAAATGCATCCGTGTCGCCGTCATGGCCTACGTTAATAGTCAGCGTAGGTGTGCCATTAGTATCCAGAGCACCTGAGTGGAGGTACACACCAACCACTAAGGCATCTGCCGGCAGACGGAAGAACTCGAACACATTCCCATTGGCTACCTGGTCAGCAGTGAGGTTGAACTCCGCAGTACGATACTCAATACCTGCAGAACCGCTGAGGAAACCAGAACGAGTCAGGTGCTCAGCGAATTGGTGGGTGTAAGTTGCCATATCTTATTCTCCTCGATTACGAAAGGTCAGTTACGCCGACTTCGGCGCGGATGATCCAAGCTTCGTTAAGGATCAGAGATGCAAAGTACATCTTCCAACCAACATAACCACGCTGACCGAGCGGGTCAGACTTGGAGCGCTTACCCGGATTTTCTACCCACGGAGACAGCGAACCAGGCCCGCGAAGCGGGATGCTGGCGAAGCAATTCTCAGACAGGTAAACGATAGGATAAACGTCTACGTTAGTTCCATTACTAGCAGTCATGCCATTAAGGGTGGTAGAGCCTGCGCCGTACCACGGAACCAAAACAGGAGAGACGATGTAACGAACATCTTCCTTCTTGCCAAGTTCCCATTCGTGCAAGAGAGCACCGGTCGCGTAATTTTCAGCCGGAGTAAACCCAGGCAAATTGCGGATGTCGGTTTCGCAGTCCGAATGACACACAGCAACAAATGCTGGGGCTACAGGTTCCGTAGAGAACCCCGGACCAGCAGCCAGCTTCCGGGTGATCTTCATGGCACGCTGATTTTTCAACGACTTAGTAACCTGACGCTGAATGTTCAGGCTAATCTTATCGTTCACTTGAGTGCGTGAAGTGGGCGATGCTGTCGTGGAGCCATAGAAGACATTGGTTCCTGCGTTGATGGTTGCCCAAGTAAGACGTTCCTTGGTTTCCCCAATCTGCCGGGACATGGCTTCTACCGCGTCGGTAAGAACCGGGTCCTCAGCAAGATCTTCAACACGATCCGAGACCTCAAGAAGATCTCCGTACTGGCCCATAGTAACCTGAACGTCTTCATAACGCATTCTCTTCGGAGCAGGCGTTACCCCTTCCTGAAGCTGAGTCAGGCTGATAGGGAAAGGTATTGGGCGGCGAAATGCTATAGTTTCTGACGTATTAGCTGGCAGTGGCTTTACCTTGGCGAAGTTGTCGAGCACAATGATCGCTTCAATGTACTCCAACATCGTGCCTTCGGCATAAACCGCAGTGCGCTGGCTAATATCACCGTAAGTAGTTGCAACGGACATATATTAACTCCTTTTTCTCTGCTTGGTGTATTTACCGTTAGGACCCCAAAGCAGATTCCATTCTTCGTTGTATGAAAGAGAACTTGTGTCAGAAGGCTTACTAGCAATACGCGAAGGTTTAACTCCGCTAGCCTGCTGTCTGGTGCTCTCTCTACGACTCCGAATCTCATCTCCTTTAGGAATATGACCTTCTTGAGTACCAGAACCCATAGAAGCAATAGCAGTTTTATATTCCTGATCATACTTCTGTAGAATAAGAAAAGCCGTGTCAGCATCTTTAGCTTGAGTATACAGGTTGTAGATTCCAGGCTCTTCTACTCGCTTTATAGCGAGCCATGCATGAAAGTCTTCAGACCTTACGATCTCAGCAGCAGTAAGACCGTCGTTAGAGAACAAATCTGCTGCTCTCTCTTCAAGACGATTCCACTCCTGCACTCTAGTTGCTACCTCACGGTCTTTCTCAATAGTTCCGAATCTCTCGTCGATCAGTTCCTGCATCTGCTTCTTGGTAAGATCGCTGTGATGTTTTGCAATCTGTTCAATTATTTCTGCAGCAGCAGGATTTTTTTGCTTGAGCGCCTTTACTTTATCAGGTAGCTCAGGCGGTTGTGCCTGGGCGGTTTCTTGCCGTGGCGATGTTGGGACCGAATGCTCCCTCTTTGCTCTAGACCCACTATTATATAATTGCTGAATTAATAGGTCTTTTGCGTTAAGCTGGCGATGGAGGCTAGATGTTCTGCCGTCTGATGTCTTGAGTGATTGAACAATTTTACGAGCTTGTTCCTTCAGCTCTTCACTAGGCTGGCCATTAACAAATTCTCTATACTCGTCGTCTTTAGTTCTATTGTTATCTTGCTTGTGTTCTTCTGAATTTTCTACCTTTTCTACAGTCTCTTCACTAGCATCACCCGAAGATGGATCTTGATGATGTTCTTCTGGCACAAGGCTATCTTCGATAGAATTATCAGGGGGATCTACTTCATCTTCTGCTGAAGAGGATTTAGCCCCAAACTGTCTTTCCCATTCATCTAAATAACTCTGATCCAGTTCTGGTTTACTCATTGCGTCCCTCCGGGATGGCTAAATTCGATTCTAATGCTTTACGTAATTCAATTAATTCTGCAAAGCGACCTCTGAGAAGTTCAGTTGCTTCCTCATCAAGCTTAGGCGTTACTATCTTTTTAGATATTATACCCTGCCGACTAAGTATGTACTTCTCGATTACGTCCACATCTATCCTCATGTTCACTAGATACCACTTCCTTCTGAAAGTTTAACGCTCAGCTCAGTGTTGAATTTCTCCAGATCTATAGCCTTTAATTCTCTAGTTAGATCCTGCTTGCTTTGCTCAATATTAAGATCAAAGTCCATCTTTCTCAGATTCATATCATCATTATTCTGAGCGGTTAGCAGGGCTATCTGAAGTTCCATTTGTTTTTCTGTCTGCTTTGCCTGTAACTCAGCAGCTCTAAGCTGAAGTTCCATCTTGCGTAACTGTAGATCGGCTTGGGCAAGCTGAAGTTTTACCTCAGAAGATTGCTGCTCAATCTGAAGTTTGGCCTGTGTCTCTTCTTGGCGGGACTGCTCTCTCATCATAACAGCCTCAGCCTGTATCATCTGAGGATCAGGTGGTATATTTGCGGCAGCCTGCTGGCGTTCTTGAAGTTTTTTGTTTACCTCATGAGTAGATCTTAACAGAGAAGGGCCGGCCCTTGTTGCAGCTACCCATCTTCTGAAAGCTTCCGCCTCGTTAATTTGTACCATATAGTCAGGGTTTTGGGAAGCCATGGCAAGGATACGTTCAATATCCTGCGCTAAAATCTGATTATCAATTCTCTCTGTTGCGCCACCAACTGCTACTTTGAAGTTCCCCTTAATTCCAGGATCGGCACTGTACTGCATGTTATAATGCACCCACCTGTTAATCAGGGGGATGGTTATGTTGTCGTCCCAGTGCTGACTAAGTTCCCTCTGGTGTACATTAGCCTCAGTTAGCACCATACCCATATTCATTGCGGGTACATTAGCCTGCGGTGTGGTATGTGCCTGTATCATCGGGCTCTGCGATTCTATGTCAGCGAACTGCATAGCAGAGTCAATAATATTCATGAGTGACTGCTGGTTGTTTGGTATATTTACGAACTGAAATGCGTCTTGCACATTAGTTCCGTACTCAGTCATATACCATATCTTCATAGATTCTATTTCCCACTTGTTGTTAGCGGGTTGAATAGCATCTCTATTCAATACGATCTGTGGTCCAGCTGACAGACCTGCATTATCGAGCAGCATAGCGTAAGTAGACTCTACTACACGCTGCTGATCTGCTCGCATGTAAGGCATTCCGTGGCCGAATACGGAAGAATCATCCTGTTCCCAGACGGCCATGTGGTATGGGATAGTATCGTCCCCATCAAGCAGGGCCATTGAAACTCTGATTACTACGCCCCGGACCACGAACACCTTTCCGAAAAACTCTTTGAGTGGATCTTCTTTATCCGCGTTGGATATATACCCCATAAGATGCAGCACATCTTTAGGCAGACTGCCGTGGTACTCTTTCACTAAGTACTTATTGCTAAAGTCTGCGTCCCCGTTTCTGGAAGTAAATAGGCCGCTGGTAGACTGGAGCCTGTTACCGTCAGGCTCCATCAGTACAGCCGCCTTTATGTTTGTGCTAAGATAGTGGGGATTATCTGACAGCCTGATAAGTTCTCTCTTACCTACGGGGTGCACTTCAAAACAATCTTCAATGTCTTCCGGAAGTAATGCGCCCGGGTCTGGGTAAAATAGACGCGGGTCTACGAAGTAAACTTCAGGCATGGTTATATGATCTACCACAAGCTCAGACTGAAGTCCTCCATCCGAGTCTAGATAGTGATCATACATCTTGGATTTCTTTACTTCTTCCTCTGGACCTTTAAGAATACCGGTTCCAAGTATCGCCCAGTCCCTCATTGCTTGCCGTGCCTTTTTGCCGTATCGGCTTGCAGCAAGCTGGTTTCTAATCAGGGTCTGCATACGAAGAGCTTTTTCTCTCTCTTCATTAATCTCTGAGTCAACACTCGCTACTGGATTTTGTTCCTGCGGAGGTGCTTGTAACTGTATAGCCTGGTCTGGCGGCAGTGGCGCAGGCGGCGCAGGCGGTACTGGCGCTTGCTGCTGTTCTTGTTCTGAGGTCTGCTGCTGCTGGTCAATCAGCTCCTCAAGCTCGGGGTCTATAAGAGCCTCGATATGGAAGTTATAGTCTCCTCCAAGAGGAAACTGTATGTCTCTCATGCGGGAGACAGCTAGATTGGTAGGGCTCCTGGTTATGTTCGGTTTAGGTATTCTTCTCCGAGACGGGGACTCGTGCATCTTTCCCTTCTCTTTACCATAGTCATCCGACCCATTGTACTGCAAGAGAGCCTTAGCCCACTCCTGTTCCTTATCCGTTCGCTTATTGTGGTACTTGGTAAACTTTGCTTCAAGCTCCTGCCCAAGAACCTCAAGAGCAAGTATCTTGTTTAATCGAAGCTCCTCTTCTGAGATTGCATCCTCTTCAAGAGATTCTCTGTCTTCCAGTAATTCGTTGCCTACGAGTTCTTCGTCTGATACATGAGTAAAAGGCATTAGAAATAACTCCTAGCACCGTCAATTCTCCGGTGTGTGTTTCTTGTGAACTCTAAGGACTTCCCATGCTTTGGTCCAGAGATAACTCCATATCTGCAACAGTCCATTAAGTGATCATCCTTTTTAACAATTATCCCGTTATCATTCCTGCGATACTTTCTGTACTCTTTAAGGAACTCTTCGGTATTTGAATTCCACAATACTTTAAGCCTACCAGACGAAAGTCTTCCCCATACTGCCGCAATACCTGATTCTACATCATTGTCAGCAGTAACCAAATCAAGACCTGCCTGCCGATACAGTCTTAGCAGTTTATCTCCATCTCTCTGCGATCCAATGTTTGACGCCGGGTCAATCACACCACGTAGCTTGGTTGGAGGATCTTTAGGATCTCTCTGGAATATGTGTGCTGCGTGAAGCTCAGGCTCCTTCTTGCCTTGCTTATATGCGTCGTAAATATACATAACGTCGGCAGAGGTATCATGCGCAATCCACAGGACAGCGGTATCTCTCCAACCCACATCCATAGCATACCACCTTCTCCAGGAATCCTTTATGTCGATAGCTTGCTCTATAACGAACTGCGACTCAGCTATTGGGTATACGCTTCCCGACCCCAGTGTAGGCTTGCCCTCTGACCTAGCTTCAATCAGGTGTGGAGGAGTGCTATCTCTGATTGCTTTCATTTCCTCCTCATCTAAATGAGGCGCATGTTTCCAGCCCGCATTAACAATATATCTAGCCATCAGCTATCAACTGCCTCTGTGTATGATTGAGCGGTATCCTGAAACTGAACTATGAAGTCAGTCAACCCCTGCATAGGGGTTAGAGTTGTCATCACAATGCCCTTGGTGGTCATTGTTCTCAGCAAGGCTTCGTTGTATACATCTGCTGGGGGCTCTTCGTCAAACCAAACCCCGTGTTTTGCGGTACCCTCAAACGCCCTTCTCTTCTGGTCATATGTCTTGAAACCTATACGGCTAGTTCCACCAGTTGGCATATGCCTTACCCAAACCTCATCAACTGCATTTGCAGTGCCGTGCTTGGGTGTCATCTTGATAATAAGATTTCTTGCTATCATCCCACTGCCTATGTCACTGGGCGTACCTATCAATTCCTTCTGGGGTGCATCTCTTGTAGTCACAGTTGTGCTACCAGCCACCCACCACTCAGAGGGGGAATCAAACACGCGTCCCTCCCACCAGTCCGGGTAATCGCCAGTAAGGTGACATGCTACCTCGTATGCCCCGGCTAAACTTTTACCGACACGGTTAGCTGCCAGAAACAGCCTTTCCTTGTACAAGGAGCCAGACCTGAAGAACTCCATGTGTCTCGGGTATTTATTATAAGCCAGGGGCCCTTCTTCTGGAAAAATCTTATACTTGTGCCCACCAAATTTCTCTATCTCTTGTTTCCTTTTGAGGATTTTCAGTAGAACTGATTTCTGCTTGGGCGATAATCCACTTACGTTAATTTGAGATGAAGGACACATTCTCGAAAGCCTTAAGCTGTTCATTGATATCAACTTCATTCTGGAAGTCTTCCTCATCTGTTTCATCTGAGGTCGATACTTTATCATTCCAGTTGAACCGATTCTGCATATTAATCTTGTAGAGCGTAGCGTTAAACCCTTGCGTTGTGAGGTTGAGCCTACCCTGCTTCATCCACCAGGCTTTTGACAGCGTTTTTCCAAACTGTACTACGTCCTCAAAGCTAACGTCTGTCATAAGTAGCATTTTCCACAGCTTGTAAGTCATCTTCAATTCTGCTCTGACCTCAGTGTCTGAGGCCCCTTGCTCGTACATAGAGAGCATAATTGATTTCCAGTTAGTCGGTAAATCGTGAACGCTTTTCATATTCCACCATATCGCTCAATCTTTTCTGAACATAGCCAGTGACAGTTGCTAATATGCCAACGGTGCTTCCGTGTATTGTTGCCCATGACATGCTAACATCAGCCTGTGGAAAATTAACAAACGTAACTATTGTTGCGTAAGTTATAAGAACCATTGCCCACACTATAAGCAGGTTACCTAGTATTTGGGTGAGTAGAATGCTCATTGTTTCTTAGCAGTCCTGTCGTCTATGCGAACAAGAAATTCTCTAAGGTCCTTGAACTGCAACTCAGACCAGCTTCTGTGTTCTACAAATTTGACTTCAATGCGATGCTCCTGCCTCAGCAGATCATCACGTATCTCTTTCCTCAAATCATTTATTCTATAATCAACTTCTTCTCTGGGCACGAAGCTGCCTAACCTGACTCGCACGTCATCCATGCTATGTGACATCTTGTCATATAATTTGTACTGGTAAAGCAGTACAGCCGGTACCCCTACTATCAATGCCCAGTTAGATAATGTTGTTAGTAGCTCCACATAATTCCCCTAAGTTCCTACAAAAGTTTTTAGTTTGATTATCTGAATTGTAGGAAAATAGAACCAAATATGGGGTCTATTACTCCATCTCCATTAGTACTAGTCACTGCTACAGCTACATCGCTCTTTGCGCCGGCAGTTAATGCGATCCAGCTAGAAGCCACTACAGTATTACTAGCACTGACATTTACTGAAACTGGCGATGTCCCTATGCTCGAATAGTCGATAACATTAGGAGAGAACCCAGCTGATCTATAAACTACTCCAAGCGAATAACCAGCAGCTCCCACAACTCCCTGCCGGTTTACAACAATTCTGCACTCAGAAAATTGTGCAAGATCCAGCAAGGTTACATACTTGTGAGTATTTAAAAAGAACCTTGTGGCACTTGGTGCGTCCTTGTCGTCAATCGCAGTCACGCCAATAATATAAGGTACGGTTAGATTGGGGCTGGACGGTGCGCTCGGCAGCAAATGAAATCCCTTTGAGCCTACTACGTTTGTCCCGTAGTACATACTATTGCCTGGTGACGTAATGTCACCATCCAGCTCCAGTGTAGTACCATTGAACTCAATGCTTTTATCTGGATGAGCATCAGTCAAAATCAGGTTATCGTTTACAAACGCATTACCGGTTCCGGGCTTTAATATGATATCACCGGAAGACTGCACTACACCACTACCACTACCTGTATCTTCTGCCTGCCTTCCTTCTACCTGGCTCTTCAACGAGGTTAGAGCATCTTTAATGAAAGACAGATTTCTATTTATCTGGTATATTTCATTATCTCTAATGCCAGTTTTGGTTATGGCAAAAATGTCCTCGCTGCCGCTCACTTAAATACCCTTACCGAGGCGCCCACCCAGGAGGGAGGGGGCTTGGCCGAGGCCGGCCGATACCAAGTTCTTCATGCCGCTCCCTAATGGACTTGATCTTTTGCGGGAGATCTGCACGCTCACCAACCCACTTGGCCAGCCAATCCTTAGGTTCACCGCTATTAACAAGAGCGATATTATGCTTTGAGATAACTCCATTACCTCTCGTGCTGAACTCAGTAACCTCTATCCCAAGCACCGCTAATGCCCAGTTGCGCTTATAGGC